TTCGGCTTCTTTTTTTGAAAGCCATGCCTTTTCTTCTAATTCGTTTTGATTTTCTATATCCCATGATTTCTAAATTGTTGGTGTTCCAAAGTATGGCATTAATCTTGTTGCTTTTACTTCGTTGTGTAAATACACGTATAAATGTTCTTCTCCTGATGGTACGTTAAATACTCTTTCTACTTCTGCGCTATCGCACTCAATAAAGTCTGCATTTAATGTTGGTTTTGATGCAAATATTCTACCCATATGCCAGAAGTCTAATGAGCTTCTGAATGTTCCGTGAACAGTAGATGGAATATATTTGTACTCTGCGTATCTCGGAGTGTATCCGAATACTTCTGCGTCTTCGGCAGTATTTTGGTGGTATAACTCTTCGTTATAAATTGGCTGTTCTCCAATGTTTGCAAATGAGGGCCAGTAATAATCGAATTTGTCAAGTTTTTTCCAATGTTTTGGTACTCCTTGTTGATAAGCTGTTTTTGGCATTACAGACATTATTCCTATAATGTATCCGTGTTCTTCAGCTCTGTATGATACATAGTTTGATGATCCTACTGAAACTCCGTGTCCGGCCATGTTACCTTGGGGTGTTGGTTCACTAGCGTTAGCAGATGTCTGCAATACTTCACTTATGGTAATTGGTGTGGACGATCCTCCAAGGAATTCTGGCCTTTGAAGTCTAGCGTCTGATGATCTTACGCCGAAGTGGGCTGTTATTATTTCTATATATCTGGCTCCGCCTCTTGCGTTTCTTTCAAGCCATTCTTGTAATCTAAATGCTCTTCTTAAATCGTTTATTGATGATGCTGTTGCTAAAGATAAATCAGCAAATAAATGGTCTGAATTATCGAAATCTACAAATGTTGTAGAAGGTATTGAAGCTTTTATTTGACCAGATGTTCCTGTTTCAAAAGCAGCTGCGCCATCAAATACAACATTCGAAATAGGATTACCAGTATTGTTATCTCTAACATAAGTACCTGTAGAATTGTTTTGCCAATTAATTGGTGCAGTTGTTCCTAAAGGTATTGTTGCTTCTGGTCCTCTTTGTGTCCAAGGTAAAGCTGATGTGAAATAATCATGTTGCCATGCTCTTTTTTTCATTGAGGCAAGCTCAATGGTGTCTACTGATGATTGTGTTCCGTCTGATACGGATACGTCTGTTTTAGTTATTAAATTTTCGTCTCTGTAATAATCTTGATAAATTTTTTGATATGCTGCGAAAGGTAAAGCTGATACGTCTGTAAGTTGATTCCCTGTTGGTAATCCTAAGTAATCTGCTAGTGTTTGAACTCCATATTGAGTTGGAATTGTTAAGTCTACGGTAGGAAATGTTGGATCTGCAAGACCATCTTCTCCACCTGATATAAAGTTTTCCCAATTTGGCCATAATATTCTGTTTGGCACAAAGAAGAAGTGGCAATATACACTTGCTTTGTGCATGATTGGTGTGATAAGTGGCGCGAATCTTGTCATGTTCGTCGCTTTGATGTTGAATTTATCTCCTGGAACTACTTCCATAACGGAGATTGGCATTAATTCTCCGATTTTTCCTGAGAATTTTCTATCGTGTGATAGGTCAAATGTGTTTGTTTGTGGTCGTGGCATAGCCACTTTACTGAATATACTCATAATGTTATTTGTTAAATATTTGCATGTTTTCTATTGATCTATTAAATACAGGTGCTTTGGCTCTTGATTGTATTATATTTTTTACTGATCCTGTTAAATCGTTAAATAGTTTTGATCCTATTAGTCCATATAAAAGAGCTTTAATAATTTTGGCATCTTCTGGTTTCGAACTATCTAAACCAAGATTGTTAAGTACTGTACCAATGTAATTTCCTTTTATGTTACCTTTTAAAGCTTCTTCTGAATCTTTTTGTTTGATTATGTTATTAAAGTCTGATTGTAAAGCTGAATTTTGTATAGTTTTTATTTGTGCAGAACTAGTCTGATTTTGAATCTGTAATTTTACTCCTGCAAGTTTATTTTTAAAGTTAAGTTCTTCTTTTCTTCCTGGAAGGAGACCTCCGACAGAGTCGGCTTGTACATTGTTTTTGTTTGCATTTGAATTATTCAAATTTATTTGTGATTGTAACAATGATGCTTGTAATGGTATTGGGTTTTGAACTGAATATGGTGATGGTTTTGCTGGTGCAATAGATCCAGCAACACCTGTGTTGGCTGATCCTGATCCATAGATTAAGTTTGGATTAAGACCTGCGTCTGTTAATCTGCCCATTTGGGCTTTTGGTGTATTATATGCGTTTTGCATTTTCCAAAACTCTACGTTTTGTTTGTTAGCTAAATTTTGTCTGCTTTTAGCTCCTTGATTTGAAAGAAGACTAGACCCAAGTGAGCCTAGTCCTGTTAATATTGGTCCAAGTAGTCCAGCCATTATACTTTTTTAAGTTTTGTTGGTTGTATTGATACTCCGGCTTTTTCGAAGTTTAACTCCGAAAGTTGTTTATTTGTTAATTGAATAGTATCTTGTACGCCGTTTACTAAATCCTCAAAGTTTATGAGTCTTAGTTGTAAGAGATCTAATTGTTGATGACATGCTACGCAATGTTGAAGTACAATTTTACGTACTGATTCTGCGTGTTTTTTCTCTTCTTCTGTTTTAAATTTTGTTGTATCCATAAGTGTTTTTTTATGAGGTAGATTAGTTGAACTATAATTTATATACTGTTAAACTGATTTTTCCTCTGGTTATATATATTTTTTAAATATAGTAATTTTTTTTTATTTTTTTGTTTTTTTTGACACTTTTTCCTTACCTCCCCTATTTTGCGTCCGCTTCGCTCTTGCTTTTTTAGTCGTTTAGGTTATTTGGTGTCAATTAGCACTAATATATCAAGTATGTTATTAGTGCTAGTGACTTCGTCACAGTTTTAGCCAATAAAGTAGATGAATCAAGATTCATCAGTCTTTATTGACTTTTTAGCAACTTCTGCGGCTTCGGCAGTTGCTTTTTGTTTTTGAGCTTCTTGCTCTTTTTCGATCTTTTTTGTAAGATCTTTATGTTCTTGTACAAGATTTTTCTTGTGTTCCATCATATCGACGAGATCGTCGAATCTAGGGATTTCGGTATCGAAATATTCACCTTGATTTTGTGATGCTCCAAGAGGTAACCCTCTGGAGTGTCTGTCTAGTAATTGTCGAATTGATAAGTTTTGATCAGGTACAGTATTTACTGTTTGATCCATTTTCTTTCCTTTGTACTTTGATTTTGTGTAAGCGGTTCTAAATTTCATAAGTATTAAATTTTTAAGCGATTAAGTGATTGTTGTTTATTATCTCTTCTGATAATATTTTTATAATGTTCGTGTTCGTCTTTTGCTGAATTGAACATTTCTTCGAAGTTTGTTTCTTGTTCTTCGATGTATTTTTTATACATTTCTTTAAGTTGTTTTTTCTCAAAGATTTTTTCTTTGTAGTATCTAGGCATAGATATAATTTGTCCTGATTCTCGTACTATACAAAAGATTTCTCTTTTTTTGTAATAGTTTTTCATGGCTTCTGTAAGATAGCCAAGTCCCATTTTTTTAGACATTAATGAAAATTCTGGTAATCTGTCGTCTTGGTTGTTAAACCTTGTAAAGTTTGATTTTGTCATATAACCGACAACGTAATTAATAGTAAGTTGGTTATTATTAGCAAGATGTATATGACCATTTTGCCAGGTATCGGCGATTTTTTGAGGGTTAGATATAAGAGATTTAGGGAGATTAAATATGATAGCATGATAATGAGGTCTATAGGTTTGAGTACCGTATTCGCCACATGCGTAATATTTGAGCTTGTTAGTTGGACAAGTTTTTCTAAGTCTTTTAAGAAATAGTTGAAAGTCTCGTTTGTCAAGTGTTCTGAAACCATTTTCTGATATTGGAGCGTTTTCGTATGTTAATGTTATAAAGCATGCTGATGAAGAAGATTTTGCTTCTTCGTTAAGCCTAAAGCTCCAGTGTGAAGCTCGGCGTTTTTTACATGCTAGGCATTTTCCACAAGGTACATTAACCATTAAATTTTGGTTGTTGTGATCTTTCGATTTGTTCCTTACTCTAAAAGGTGTGAAACACTGCATTTTGGTTGATTTAAGTTGTA